ACGTCAAGAGTAGTCAGGACCCGAGAGGTAGACGACGTTTGTACACCCGTGCTATGGTTGAAGGCATGGTTCGTATCGCACAGGAAGAGGGAGTATTATGGCCGCACAAAGGCGTAAGAATGACGGAGACACAGTTCACACCGAGAGTCCTACAGTTGTTCAAGACTCTGCTACAGTTACCGTGACTCCTATTGACGGAGTTCTTGAAGTCAGTCTGACCACAGGGTATACGGTCAACATCGGGGACTTTAACAACAAGAGTGTTAAGGGATCTGTCGCGGGTAGATTCTCTACTCAGGTAGACATCGAAGATGTAGCTGCCTATCTTAATGAAAAGCTGTACGCAGTTATCCAGGATGAAATGCTGACCGCAAAGGCGCTCGCCCCGGCACAGTCTTACATCCATCGCATTTCTATTGATTAATCCAACAACAGCGCCTATAGCGCATACGCAAGGAGATAACATATGGCAAGTCGTAATCGTGTAGCGGTTGCTGCTCCCGTTGAAGATGACAGCTACGATGGCCCTTCCGAGTCCATGAAGGCCCCTCAGCGAGCCCCACGTACCGGTAGGGTAGTCCGCAGTGGTTGGGGCGCTCCGGCGACTCCCAAGCAGGAGACTGTGAAGGCTCCATATCTGGAGCTTAAGGGCAACGGTCGTCGCATTATCAAGATTCTCAACGAGAAGCCACCGGTTCACTACTTCCAGCACTTCGTTCAGCAGGTGAAGCGTTCTTACACTTGCGGTAAGATCTGGGAGGACGGTAAGCTTGTGCAGACCTGTCCTCTCTGCAATGTAGGCCACAAGGCTTCGGCACGTTTCATGATGAATGTCATCGACATGGAGGACATCAACAAGGCCGAGTCCATTTCCGATATCAAGGTTCGTAAGTGGGACTTTGGTAACGAGGTTTCTACACTACTGCAGGGTTACTCTGTGAACCCGGACAACGAATACTGGCCTGTCGATGATGAAGCTCGCTACTTTGAGGTTTACCACGTTTCTGTGGCAGGCCGCTCTGCTCCGTCTACCAAGGTCGACAAGCTGAAGGCTCGTGATCTTCAGGAGGATTTCGGTATCGAGCCTTTCACCGCTGCGGAACTTGAAGAGATCCGTGGTGAGGAGATTCTCGATGATGACGGGGATGTTGCCAACTACACCAACCTTTACGGTGAGGAAGTAGTTTGGATCAGCACGCAGCGTCAGCTTGAGGAGATCGCGGACAAGATTCGTACCGACTGATCTCCGCTAGACACAACGGCCCCGGGCTGATAGAGTTACCTTACTCAGTCAGCCCGGGGCTTTCCCGTTGATACAAGGAGGAATCGTGGAGTCTGTTTATGTTGTCATGTGGGAGAGTTGGGATGGTGTCACGTGCGCGGGTGATGATCTTTACATGTCATTGGATTACACGGTAGCGTCCATTTGGATGCACCAGCATGTTCAAAAGCAGTATGCCAACTACGTTTGGGATCAGTGTTCGGACATTTGGTTCAGCGGTGACAAGTATGGGTGGGACAAGTACTATATTGATGTCCGCCCGCTGGAGGAGGAGCTTTAATTGAAGGGTGTAATTCTTTCAGAGGAAGAGCTACGGAAGGAGGTAGCATACTTCCTCAAACAGGATGCATTTGCTTTCGACATCGAGTCTATTCCGGGACCGCTGGAAGGAACTCGTGGAGTAGCTGCACACAATCAGGTCGTCTGGATTTCCCTGGCAACCTATGGGCGAGCCATTACCATTCCTCTGGGGCATCCCAATGGAGACGTACGTCTTAGGGACAAGTTCCGTAAGAAAATTGATGGTAAGTTCCAGTCCTTTCCGGCGGTATTCAATGAGCCCCCGAAGCAGCTTCGCCCTTCGGTCGTATTCGAGATTCTCCGCCCGCTGTTCTTTTCTCGTACCATTCGTAAGGTGGCACACAACGCTACCATCGACTTTGTTTCTCTTAAGAAGTATTTCGGTGCCATTCCTTACGGCCCGGTATCTGACACCATTGTTATGCAGTGGCTCCTTGATGAGAACATCGGTCAGATTTCCGGCGGTCCCAAGCGTCCTATGCGTAAGGGTCTTAAGGATCTCACCCTTTGGTATTACAAAGTCAAGTACGATACCGAAGAAGTCGGTAAGTGTATTGAGGCTCACGAGTTTTCCAAGGTAGCTCGATACGCTCTTCTCGACGTCCGTTATACTTGGACTCTGTTCGTTAAGTTCAAGCCGCTTCTCATTGAGGACGGTGTCTCTCGACACGCGGATCTTGAGAATGAAGTAACCGAAGTTCTGTTTCCGATGAATGCTATTGGCGCACCTGTTGATGTCGAAGCGATCAAGCAACTGGAAACAGACCTGACCATTATGCTGGAGAAGATCGAAGCGAATATCTACCGGGAAGCCGGTCAGATTTTCAATATCAATTCGACTCCGCAGAAGCAGAAAATCCTTTTCGGTCTAAAGAAGGATGGAGGTCAGGGACTAAAGAGTAAGCGACTTACTCCGGCGGGTGCTAAGCTCAAGAAGGAAGGAATGCCTACGGGCATTGAGCACCTGTCTACGGACAAGGAAGCTCTCGAACAGTTCCCGGACAACCCTCTTGTCGCACTTCTTATGGAGTATTCCGAAATCGCCAAGCTCCTCAATACATATGTGCGAGGATATCTTGGTGAGGAAGGAAATCCGGATCGGCCTTGTCGAGTATTCCATGGAAGAATCCATGCGGATCTCGTTCAGTATGGTACGGTTACTTCTCGCTTCTCCTGCCGTGAACCCAATCTACAGAACATTCCGCGTCCGGGTACTGATCTTGGTACCAAGGTTCGTGGTCTGTTCAAGGCTCCTACCGGTTACAAGCTGGTGGTTGCGGACTATGCCCAGATTGAGTACCGCGTTCTCGCACACTTCCTGGGCAAGGGTATTCTGTTCGACGGTTTCTGGAGTGGTGTGGATGCTCACAAGGCAACCGCCGCCGCTATGTATCAGGTAGCCATCGAAGAAGTTACCAAGCAGATGCGTCAGGATTCCAAGGCAATTGGTTTTGGTGTGCTGTTCGGCGCCATGGCCAACAAGGTTGCGGCGATCATGAAGCAGACTGTAGAGTATGCCGAGGAGCGTATTAAGGACTATGGGAGGACTCAGCCGGAAGTAATTCAATTCAAAAAGGCTGTGGTATCGACAGCGCGTAGGCGTGAGATTCCTCACATTACCACGATTACCGGATTCAAGCGACGCGTGTGGGATCTGAATGAGGAGCGTTGGGGTTTGCGTGCCCGTGCGGAGCGACAGATTTTCAATTCTCTCATTCAGGGCAGTGCTGCTGGTATCATCAAAACTGCAATGGTTCGCATTCACAAGCGTTTGCTTGAGTACAATGCAGATCTTCCCGAGTCGGAGAAGGTCCACCTGATTCTTTCTGTGCATGACGAACTGGTTCTCCAGGCTCCAGAACACCGGGCCGTGGATGCCAAGCTCATGCTGGAGGAAGCTATGGCCGGACCGGAAATGCAGACCATGCTTAAGGTTCCACTGGAAGCTACCGCTCTCATCGTTGACAGATGGAGCGAGGCTAAGGACTAGGAAAGAAAAAGAGAATTGACAGAAGACCCTTTTGAGGGGGCAGAACCGTCCAGTATAAATGACTGGGCGGTTCTCGCCACTACTATTCAAAAATCAATGATATGGGACATGGTAGGTCCCTATAGAATAAAGCACTCTCCTGAGAAGATGGGCGTCAAACCGGCATCCGATGATGTTCTGGAAATGGAATACCGGGACATGATCAATAGGCGGACAAGTCTTTATCCTTTGCGCAATCAGATATCTTTCCTCAGTTATGTGGCAGCCCAAGTAGCTTCGGATACTTTGATTGCTTTCGATCCAAGATACGCTGCAATGGATGAGCAATCAGTCTTGTCTTTTAAGGAATTGAGTATTAATATAGGTGCAGCGGTAACGGATGCCGTTATCAGCCACCTACTAGAACAAGGACTCATCCATTTGGGAGGACACCAATGAACTTCTGGGCCAACAAGCTACAGGGAACACCACAGCAAGCCCCTGTAGCGCCCTCTAGAAGCCTTTTCAACCCGGTACCCTTACCGGTGCCCAACACTGTTCCCACAGCGCCTCAGGGGGCCCCTGTAGCGCCTAAGTACGTGCCTTCTGTACCCATGACAACGGGCTCTGTGTGTCCGGGTTGTGGTAGTGATAACTACCGACCACCTGTAGCAGGACAAGCCATTGCCTGTGGTGATTGCGGATGGCATCCGCGTTTCCAGCAGGAGGGCTACGGCTTGCGTGCCCTTCGTACTGATAAGGGCGGTCCGGCCCAACCAGCACGTCAGGTGGCTGGTCAGGGGCAGACTCTTCAAGCTGCTATTGCCGTGCTTAATGCCGGTGGCGGCGAACATCTCAATTAATAATTCGATCAATTCTCTCTTGGAGTTATTTTGACAACAGAAATGTCTGTGTTTGCGGAGACAATTTATAGAAACAAGTACGCACATCCAGGAGAGAATTGGGAGGATACTGCCAGACGTGTTATCAGCACTGTATTATCTCCGTACTTTCCTGAGGATGTTGAAGAGCTGACAAAGTATGTGGAAGAGTTCAAGTTCATGCCTGGTGGTCGTTACCTGTATGCCACGGGTAAGCCTTTTCACCAGACACAGAACTGTCTTCTGCTGACTGTTGAGGACAGCCGCGAGGGCTGGGCCGATCTCATGAACCGAATCACCTCTGGTCTTATGACAGGTGCGGGTGTCGGTGTAGTATATTCCAAGCTTCGTGGGAACGGTGAGCTTGTCAAGGGAATGGGCGGAAAGTCCACGGGTCCTCTTGCTCTCATGAACATGGTCAACGAAGCTGGACGCCACATTATGCAGGGAGGCTCCCGTCGTTCTGCTATTTGGGCAGGACTCCACTGGAATCACCCCGATGTTTTTGAATTCATTGCTGCCAAGGATTGGTCTGATGATGTCAAGGCATTGAAGGAGAAGGATTTCAATTTCCCTGCCACTCTTGACATGACCAATATTTCTGTCATTCTTGATGACGATTTCTTTGCTGCTTATGAGAATCCTGCTCATGAGAAGTACGAGTGGGCGCAGAATATTTATTGGACTGTTGTGGAGAAGATGCTTTCCACAGGAGAGCCGGGCTTCTCTGTTGACATCAAGGAAAACAATGGAGAGAATCTAAGAAATGCGTGTACTGAAATCACTTCTAGAGATGACAATGACATTTGTAATCTCGGTAGCATCAACCTTGCTAGAGTCGAATCTCTGGAAGAAATGGCAAGAGTCACGGAACTCGCGACGCGATTCCTCCTATGCGGCACGTTATATTCCAAGGTCCCGTACCAAGGGGTAGCGGACACCCGCGAGAAGAATCGCCGTCTTGGCCTAGGACTCATGGGCATATATGAATGGCTTGCCGTACGAGGAAAGCCGTACGCGCCCGACAGTGAGCTTGAAAGCTGGCTGGAGGTCTATGCCACCAGTACAGAGATTGCAGCCGCAGCAGCAGCCGTTCTAGGCATTTCTGCGCCTATCAAGACACGTGCCATCGCTCCTACCGGAACCATCGGTATCATTGCCCAGACCACTACGGGTGGCGAGCCTCTCTACGGTCTGGCATACTTACGTCGTTACCTCAAGGGCAAGGTATGGTTCAATCAGTATGTCATTGAGCCTATCGCCAAGCGATTTGCTGATAGAGGCGTGGACATGTCTAAGCTGGAGACAGCATTCTCACTTGCGCAGGACCCTGAGCGTCGTATAAAGTTCCAAGCATGGCTACAAAAGTTTGTTGATCACGGAATCTCTTCCACCATCAATCTGCCTGCCAAGGACAAGCAGAGCTTTACAACGGAAGAGTTCGGCACTACACTGATGAAGTATCTTCCCGAGATTCGCGGTATCACTGTGTATCCTGACGGTGCACGTGGCGGACAGCCGCTGACTGTGGTAGATTACAGTGAAGCAAGTGAGTGGGAAGGCGTAGAGTTCGAAGAGTACTCCAATGAGAATGTCTGCGTTGGAGGATCGTGTGGGGTATAACTTCTAAGA